TAATACTTCTTTAAGTTTGTAAGCTCAGCCTCTTCCCAAGATGGGTCTTTCATAGGTTAGTCCTCCAAGTAGTTAATATAGAAGCGGCGGCGAAAGTCGTCGTGATCCCAATGGTAGTAGGCTTCTGCAAGCAGTTGGCCTTGTTTGTGGTAGTGGTCTTGCAGGTCGCCGCTTGAATGAATGGCGGCGTGGCAGGCGGGGCAGACGTTAATCCAGATGCCCAGCGCCTTGCTGGCCTTGCGGCGGCTTCCGCCGTAGATTTCATGCCGGGCGGTATCACCAAAGCGGTAGCAGCGGAAACAACAAAAGGGTTCATGCTCAAACAGGGACGGCGCATAACCGTTCTTGTCCAGTTTTACACCAAATTCATTGCGGGTCTGCATCGTCTGTCAGTCCTTTCAGTTTTGCGATTTCTTCCGGGGTCATGGTGGGGATGCCCTGCTGCCGGCATTCCTGCACGATCAGTTCAATGAGGCGGTGCATCTGGGTGCTATCGAACACGGACGAGCCGTACCAGCATTGCAGGTTGCAGAAGGTCCCCTGCGGGGTGGGCATGTCATCGATCTTGCGAACCTGCCAGCCCTCGCCCTTGCTCTCCCAACCGTTTTTGAATGCCTTTGCAGCATCGGCACGGATGGTGACAAGGGCGGAGCTGCCGCCGATGTCGCGGATAAAGTCGCGGTAGATGTCCATCACAGGGCGGTTGATTTTGGCGGCAAGCTGGTTCATGAGCGTCCATGCGTAAGCGTTGGCCGAGAGGCTGCGCTTTGGTGAGGCCGTGCCGATGACGGCAGCAAGGGGCTTGTTTTCGTCAATGACGGCGCGGGCTTTATCGCAGTCGGCGGGGGAACATTCCAGCGTAATTGTGTTGCCGATAACAACCGCGGTCTTGATGGCAATTTGCTGCTTCATTTCCACGCCTCTGCAATCTGCTGGCCCTGCTTCCAATCTTCTGCGGTAAAGTCCTTAGAGGGCTTGCCGATGGTTTCTGCGATAAGTTTCCACGCATCATTTTCATCGGCGCTGTTCTTCTGGCAGTAGGCTCTGACAGCGCGCTGGCACTCTGCGCGGGCGGCAAGGCGGGCTGCGGCGGTTTCTGTTATGGTCTTATTGTCCTGCGCGTTTGCCGCTGCGGCGGTCTGGTTGTGGTATTCATCGCTGTCGGGGTCTTTGGTGTCGTCAATGCAGAACAGGCCGTTCAGCGCGTATTTGCGGGCATAGCTGGATGCAGTGCCGGTGATCTGTGCGCCGTCCATGCCTTTCTTGGTTTCATCTTCGCGGGCAAGGGCGGTGGTGCTGGCGGCGTTGCCGTCTTTATCCTGCACGGTGGCGGTTGCCTTGATGTAGTACCGGCTACCGATGAGAATGACTTCATCCGAGACTGTCAGGGTGCAGCCATGCTTGGCGCAAAGAGGCTTTGCGGCCTCGAGAATGCTTTCTGCGTTGCGGTACTTATATTTACCGAACGAGTTGTAGAGGTTCTTGGGGGCTTTGAGTTCCACTTGAATGTGGGATAGGGTTTCATAGATGCTCATTAGATAGCTTCTCCTTCCGGGTCGGGGGTGGTGAGGTGGATGCGGTAGCACTCTGCGGGGGCGGGGGCGTCAGAATAGTGCCGCGCCGGCAGATAGGACACCATGGGGATGCCGTTCACAGAAATTTCAATCCGAAGGTCGCCTGTGACCGCGTACCGTGTCAGCTTGCCGCGCTGGATAAAGATGTAGGATTTATCTTTCAGCAGCTTTACAGCTTTGTTGAAATCGTGCTTGCTGCTGAAAAATACGCCGTTCTCGTTGACATAACCAAACCAGCGTTCTGTTTCTTTCAGCATGGCGCAAGCGTTTAACATCTTGCAAACATCAGAAAATTTCATTATGTTCCTCCTGCCATTCCCATGCGTTGACCTCTACAATGCAGTTGTCGCAGCCGAGAATCTCGTTGCCCCGCTTGTACATTTGTTCGCATTCCTCGCCGCATACAGGGCAGCGGGGGCGGCGGGGCTCGTCAGGCGGGAAGGGGTTGTCTTGATGGCCCCAAAAGCTGGTCATTCGGAGACCTCCTGATTTTCTTTTTCATCAGAAAAATGCAGCTCCATCAAGTCGGCGATCGCAAGGTACTCTTTGGCATATTTGCTGTCGCCGTGGGTTTTCTTGACGATTTCGCGGAACTGCGCCAAATCACCATAAAAGCAACCGCACTGTACGCGGAGAATTTTATCCTTGCAGCGAAAAAATGTGGTCGCGCGGAAATATCGGCCAAAGCCTTCAACGACGGAGTAGTCCGCGTTGCCGGTGACCCACGCGATGCCGGTGACACGCGCGTTGCCGGTGACACACGCGTTGTCGGTGACACACGCGTTGTCGGTGACACACGCGTTGCCGGTGACCCACGCGTTGCCGGTGACACGCGCGTTGTCGGTGACACACGCGTTGCCGGTGACCCACGCGATGCCGGTGACACGCGCGTTGTCGGTGACACGCGCGTTGTCGGTGACCCACGCGTTGCCGGTGACACGCGCGTTGTCGGTGACACACGCGTTGCCGGTGACCCACGCGTTGCCGTCTTGGGAGAGGTTATTTTCCTTCTCAACAAATCCACCGAGTTCTCCCTTCTCGACGTTGCCAAAAGCGACGAGAGCCTTAATGCGGAACAGTTTCTTCCCGAAAACGTTCGTTACAAATTCTGCGGTCAGTTCAAATTTCTTCATGGCTGGATGCCTCCTTAAAATACAGCCCGCACAACAGATTCAGCGCCAGCAGGGCGGCGATGGTGGTGGGGATGTTGAGAGAACCGAGCGCGGCCAGCAACAGCACCAAATCTGCGGTGATTGCCAGCTTGACGGACGCGCGGGTAAGTGATAGAATACAGTTAGAGCTTTTTGCGATGCTCTGTTTTTTTGCCGTTCCGGTGGTGGTGCACCGGGGCGGCGTTTTTGTTTTTGCAATCATTCTTTGATTTCCTCCCATTCAAAGCGGCCCTTGCCGCTGTTTCTCCACTGCCCAAGCCCGCGCTTTGCGCCGTAGTCGAGGCATTCACGAACCATATCCTCAAGCTTGGGGTCAAGGCATTCGATTTCAAACTCTGCTGTTGCACCTGCGGGAACACTCTCCGACTTTACGATGCTGACGCGTTCGCCCATCGGGGTTTGCGCCCGCAGGGGGCGCTCGCAGAAATCAACCTTCATGCCGTGCAGGTCGTAGGGAATCTCGCGCGGGGTAACGAAAATCAAGCCATCGATAGCCTGTTTGTACGCCTTGATAGCTGCGCAAGCCTTGCCGCCTGCATAGCCAGCCTTGCCCGCTTTGGCAAGCATTTTGCAGCTGTCCTTGAACATACCCTTTACCTGATAGTCATACAGGAACGGCGTGCCGTCGGCAGTTTTGGGAAAGACGGTGACGCGGTCTTCTGCGTTCTGCGCCTTGATATTGTCCACTTCTTCGGCGGTGAGGTCGCCGGTGGGGGCCTTGCTGGCAATATAGGTTGCGAGAAGTTCTTCATTGCTGGGTGAAGAACCGAGAACTTCTTCCAATAGGGTGATTTTTACTTTCATTGTGGTTGTCTCCTTTTTAAATAAAATCGGTTGCTTTTCTGCGCCTATGCCGATCTATGCAATGCCTACGCGATGCGGTGCTCCGCCACGCCGTTGCGGTGTCATTCGTTGCGTGGCCTCGCCATTCCATTGCCAATCAGAGCAAGGCTTTTCCACTGCTAATCAAATCGGTGCCTCCGCAAAACCTTGCCGGGCTATTCCGTTGCGTTGCATCTCTATTCACTGCATCGCCTTGCCTTCGCGTCGAATCTCAATGCTATGCCTCTGCCAAGAAATGCCAAGCCACAGCCTCGCCATGCTCCGCCTTCGCTCTGAATTGCGTTGCTATGCCTCTGCCTTGAGACGCTGTCCTGAGCTATGCCTTTGCTGTGCTGCGCTTCGCTTTGCCTTTGCCATGCAATTCAATGCCGATGCTCCGCCAAGCCTTGCCTCTGCCTTGCGCAGCTATTCCGAGCTATGCTGATGCGGGGATAGGCTGCGCTTCACACTGCAATGCCGTTGCCACGCGCTGCGGGGCAAAGCCGTTGCTGGCAGTCAGCTGATAAGGCTTGCAATTTGTTCGCAGGTCATGTTGCGGATGCTGCCATAGTGCATCCATACCCAGTTGCGGGAGCGGCCGAGAATTTTTGCGACCTTGGTGGGGCCGAAAAGCATCTCACCGGGGTAAAGCTCGGCAGCGCGGGCACGGACGGTGACAAGGGTGTCACGGTAGAGGGGCTTTTCACGGGGCATGGGGGTTACTCCTTTCTTAAAAGTTCGTCTACGGTGCAGCCGTAGAGCTTGGCCATAAGGACGAGCGATGCGGCGCGGGGCATGTTCTCGCCGGTTTCCCAGCGGCATACAGCCGACTGATCAACACCGAGTTCCTTTGCTACCTGCGCTTGGGAAAGACCTGCTTTCTGGCGGGCCTGTGCAAATGCCATAAATCTCACCTCCCGATATGAAATAATGAGATAATCTCATTGACAAACAAGAGAGCCAAAGTTATAATGAAGTTGTCAGAAATCATTGGTAAGCCGCTGAAACATGGGGCTTGGCTTTTGCTTTGCTTGTTTGTATACTATGATTATATCTCATCTTCTTCATGTTTGCAATAGCTAAACCTCATGTTTTTCATGTTCGGCACTATAACTAAAATGAGGTTGTGTTATCTGTATGTTTTGGACGAATTTTTCTACGCTTTGCGCCGATAAGAATTTATCCCCCAATGCAGTAGCGATGGAACTAAAAATTCCTTCTGGGTCGATAACAGCGTGGCGCAATGGAGCTACACCCCGAACCAAGTCACTCACGAAAATAGCTAATTATTTTGGTGTAACCGTTGACTACCTTTTAAACGCAGAAAAAGAAAACCCCACCAGCGTTACCGCTGATGGGGTGGACGAACTTGATAAAGAGGCGCTGGACATCATGCACCAGCTGCCGCCGGAGAAACGGGCGGCGGGTCTGGCGATGCTGCGAGGGCTTTTAAATAATTAATATACGCTGCCTTATCCGGCAGTTGGTGAAGCATGGCAATAAATTCCTGATCGCTGATTTCCTGCATGGTCGTTCTCCTTTTTATGTAGCTGCTGTTTTCAATACCACTATAACACAACCATCGGTTGTATTCTAGTGGTAAAATGCACAAAAAATGGTTGTCAATGCTTTACAATCCGATTTTTGGGACGTTTACGGCGACCATGCTTAGGCGGCAGCTGCGGGCGAACGATTACAGACATTGTTGAAACCTCCCTTATATTGTAGTTGATGTATACAGTATAGGGGAGAGCCAGCACGAAAAAGCGCGAAGCGGCGCGGGGATTTAGCAGATTGAACAAAGGCGGTGCAGAATGCCAAAACCATTGGTATACTGGCAACTGGATGTACAGAATGACTACGTGCATACAAGTCCGTCATGCCATGATATTGTAAATGCAAAAAATGTTAGGTGCGGGACGGTTGAGGACGCACATAAAACGGGACACAATAGAGCCTGTCCATGTTGTGGTGTAGTCGAAAAGTCAAAAAAAGATATGGTTGAAAAATCAACCGCCTATATATGGGTTTTCTTAACCGTTATTATAATGGGAAATTTACTCTGGATAGTTGGCACTTCCAGCAATCAAGATAATTACAACAAAGGATATGATGCCGGTTATGATGCAGGATATAAAGATGGGCAAAAAACTTTAGGTAAACCAGAAGATACGAGCAAGCCAGTTCCAACTATAAAACCGACGCCGATTGCTACTCCAAACGGCGCGAAAACTCAAGGGAGTTTCAAAGTAACAGCAACAGCCAATATGATTTATAATAATCACGTTGGCAACGATTGGCAGTATTATTTTGAAGCGGGAAACGAACAATTACCAGCAACGATAAATTGCCGCGTCGGGGATGAGGTATCACTGTATGCAGAAATAACAGAAGATGACAACGTGCCGGACGTCGGAAGCTGGGACGGATATGTTACAATCGAAGATGGAGATTTTGAGACCGGATTTACCGTAACAGAAGATGTTTATGTGTATGAAACAAGCGGAAGGTATTCCGGAAATGAAGCAAAGTTTGAAGTAACATGGGATTTTGAGCCACAATAAAAAAGCCCCTGCCGGTGGGTCGAGCACCGACAAGGGCAAAGGGTGTCAGCTTTTGGCTGGCATCTTTTAGTATATAGCGATTTTAGGAGGGTGTCAACATGGCTAGAGCAAAAGCGCGGGCCGATGGGCTGATTGAACGAACAAAAACCTATGACGGTAAGCGGGTACACTTTTACGGCAAGACCGCGAAAGAGGTCGCCGCGAAAATTGACGAGTACGAACGCCAGCGGGAAGCGGTAAAAGAGAATGGCCCGCTATTTGAGGATGTGGCCGGCGAATGGTGGGAGACCCATTTAAAAAATATCAAGGCCGGCGCAGAAAGAGCCTACAAGGGAAGCTACAAGGCAGCGCTGGAAGAGTTTAGCGGGTACCGCATGAAAGAGATAACCCCTGCTGTGGTGTCGCTGTGGGGCGAGAAATACAAGGCCGCAGGCTATGCAGGGAAGACGGCAAGCAACGCCCGGAGCGTGTTGTCTTGTGTGTTCAAGTTTTGGTGCGTCCGGGATGGCGAAACATACAACCCGGTGGCAGTTACGGATTTGCCGCGAGGAATGAAAAAGGAGCGCCGGGAGCCGCCCACGGTGGAACAGCTGGAAACGGTCAAGGCACACCCGGAGGGGTTCGGGCTGTGTGCTTGGCTATTCATGTACACCGGCTGCAGGTTGGGCGAGGTGCTGGCGCTGCAATGGGGGGATGTGGATTTTGAGAAAAACAGAATCAGCATTTCCAAAGAAGTGGCGTGGATAAACAATCAGCCGGTTGTGCAAGCGCCGAAAACCGCAAACGGAGTGCGCGTTGTGCCGCTGTTGACGCCGCTGCGGGCCGTGCTAGAGCCGTTACGCGGGGCAGATAGTGAATATATACTCGGAGGGGAAAGACCGCTGACAGGAACGGCGTATCAGCACAGATGGGCCTACTATTGCAGAGATGTGGGCATGGCACACTGCACCGTGCAGACGAGGAAGAACAAACATAGGGGCAAGGTGTACGATACGGCGGTAAAGGTGTGGAAAGCAGATGTCACGGCGCATCAGTTCCGGCACGAATACGCCAGCATGTTATATGCGGCGGGCATTGGCGAGCTGGAAGCGCAGCGCCTTATGGGGCACGCTGACATCACGACAACACGGCGAGTATATACACATATCCGAGAACGCCAGCTCGATACAGCAGGAGCAGCACTGGAAAAATTTATAAACGATAAAACGATATAATTGAAGCCCGGTTGCATGGTGCAATCGGGCTATTTTTTACGACACTTTTACGACATCTTGAAAAAATAAAAGCGTTTACGACACTTTTACGACGCGAAAAATAACATGCTTGAACATATAGAGACATTGAAAAACATAGAAAAAGAGCGCATCTACGTTTACAATTCGTAGATACGCTCTTTTTAAAATGGTGCAGCCAACAGGACTTGAACCTGTATATATATTCGATGTATCGTAGATAATGCGGTTTTATACGACACAAATACGACATTTCAAACGAATAAATCAAAGATGGCTTGCAGCTATTCAATCGTAGATTTCATTAAACCAGAGCGGGCCGAAGCGGTAGGAGATCACGTAGGACGGATGCAGGCGGGCGCTGTCAGAGGCGGAGACAAGGCGGGCGCTCAACATGGTGGCGCGGCATCCGGTGGCGAAGGACGCCGCCAGCGCGGCGGCGATGATTATGACGGCAAGTGCTTTTTTCATGGGTTAGGCCTCCTTGTTTGCGCGGCGGATGATCTCGGCCAGAATCTTGTGACGGTTGGCAGGCGTGGCGGGCAGAACCCAGTCGAAGTCAAGAACCATTCGCGGCTCGGTGGGGTGGCGCTTCTCGGTGGGGTTGTAGTGCCCCCAGCATCCGGCGGTGTCTGTGGCGCACACATCAACGGCCCAATAAGAGGGCAGCACTTCAGCGGTATATCCTGCCTTGTGCCAGATGACCGGCAGGCTGTGCTTGCTGCCATCGTTGGTGCATGCGGTAAACTCTACGGCGATGCGTTCGCCGCGCGGCGTGGTACCTTCCAGCTCGTACAGGGTGCGGGTGGCGGCGCGGTGGTCGATGCTTTTAATTCCGGTAATCATGTGTATTGACTCCTTTCAGATTTTGGGTTATGGGGCGGGGCTGCTTTACGCTGTGCAGCCCTGCGAGAGTTTCAGAGACGGACAAGTCCGTAATAGTAGTGGCGCAGGCCATCAGCGACAAAGGCCATATACAAGAGGTTGCCGGCCTCGTCTTGGCTATAAGGCTCCGTCATCACATAGCCACGTTTCCAGTCGCTGCGCAGGTCGCGGGGCAGCTTGCAAGTCGGGGCGCGGTTTAACATCTCGTTGTAAACTTCCGCCGTGATTGCTTGGCCCTTGTGCGGGCGCAGCGTTCCGTCTCGGTGCCAGTCGGCGCGGGTGTAGGTGTCGGCAGTGGGCCGGCCGGCGGCCAGGTCGCAGTAGTGGTTGAACATCAGGCGGGCGTCCTCCGGGTCGTGGGTGTGGTAGCACTCAATTTCCCGACCGTCGGGGTACATGGCCATTACTTCGATATAGCCATATTCGGCGGTGAGGTCTGCCGCGTCGATGATGATCTTGCGGCCCTGCCAAGTGGTTTCGGTGTGGTGTAGGGTTTTCATGGTGGTTGCTCCTTTTCTTTTTTAGTAGTGGGATGCCGTCGCTTTACTGTGCGGCGGCTCAAGGTGTCAGGCGGGGATTGTTTCGCGGTCGCGGGTCTGGTAGGACTGGCCGCTGTACTTGTTATAAATGTCTTGGTAGCTGGCCTTACGGTTCCGGCGGCTGGTGTCGCCGGTTGGGTGCCAGTAGTATTTGCAGCGGTTAGCCGACCAGCGGAAACCAAGCTTCTCGAGGGTGCGCAACCACTTGTGATTGGTGTCGGCCCAGATCCAAGAGCCGACAACGTCGAACTTCAGGCCCGGGCACTTGGCCAGCTCTTCAGCCATCTTGACGGCCTCAGCATCCTGTGCGGCCTTGGCGGCGTCCTCTGCCGCTCTGGTCTGCTCGTACTGCTGGCGGCCTTGCTTGGCCTGCTCACTGCAGAAGCGGGGAAGCGTAAGCTTCAGCTCGGCCCACTCGGCGTTGATCTCCTGCATGTCGGTGACGCTGCCGCCGTGGTCGGGGTGGTGCTTGCTGGCAAGGTCTCTATACATTGCGGTGCCTTCGGTGATGGTGCAGGGGCGGGGGTTGAACCATTTATAGGTTTTATAGGTGGTAGTCATGTTGTTTCCTCCTGTGGGGGCCGCTGGGCGGTTGATCTTTGTTTCGATGGCTTAATTATACATGCTTGCATGTACTATGTCAACATGCTAGCATGAAGTTTGGAACATTGCACAGTTCTGCTAGCATGAATTTGTGCATTTTGTACATGCTTGCATGATTCGGCGCGTTGTGATATAATGTGGGTACTATACAAAAGGAGGTGCGCAGAATGTCCAGCGATGCAAAGCGGGCCGGGAATGCGCGGTATTTGGCAAAGCTCAAAACCATTACAGTTAGGATGCAGCCGGAAGCGGCGGAAACTATCCAGCAGGCAGCAGCAGCAGCCGGGGAGAGCGTGAACGGCTATATTTTGGCGGCAGTAGATGCGAGGCTGCAACGAGAAAATCACGATAAACCGAAAAACACTTGACAAAATCGCACTTGCGTAGTAAAATGTGTATAATGAGCGAACCACGCGAGGAAGCGAGCTTCCGCGGCGGGGCTCACTCATTATACAGTTTTAACGTGTCAACGCGAAAAATCAGGTTTCGGGCGTCCAGCTTTACCGCTGGGCGCTTTTTTTGTTGCTATAAAAGGAGGGCGGCAACATGGCAGAAAAGAAGGCGGCGCAGGCCGTCCAGCTTGGAGAAGTGACCCGCAAGGCAATTGCAGGAGTCGAAAAGGCCAGGCAAGCAGCAGAACGCGGTGAACTCGTAGATAAGCGCGGCAACAGGATGAACCCGGCCAGCATTGCGAATCTGCGACCAGGTACAGCAATAAAGGATATGGAACCCGAGCGGAAGCGGGAAATTCAGCAGGCAGGGCAGAAGGCCAGCGTTGAAGCCCAGAAGAAGCGCCGAACGATTAAGGAAATATATAGCGACCTGCTACAGCAACCGGACAGTGTGGGAGGGCTGGAAGATGAGGAGCTAGCACAGACTGTCCAAGAGATGGCACAGCAGAGGGGAAAGCCGATAACTTTATATGAATCAATCGCGATTGCGATGGCGGCGAAAGCGAAGGCCGGAGACGTCAAAGCGGCGGTGTTTGTGCGGGATTCTGCCGGCGATAAACCGGCTGACCAGATGGAAATTACAGCCGAAGCGGTGACAGATGCGGATAGAGAATTGATGCAGAATATCCAGAAGCGGTTGCAAAAGAACGGTAACGCGTGAATTTGCGGTTCGCTAAATAGGTATTTAGCGAAATAGTGGCCAGCAGCAGCGCGGCAGCAGGCGGAAACCGGGGCGGGAACGGTGTAGAGCAGGTGGAGCCGGACGGAGCCTGCAGAAACCGGAAACCGGGGACGGGCTGTAGATGAAGAAGGCCCGGGCGGGGGTATTTTTTTGCGGCTGTCTGCCGGGAGAGGGAAGGCGGCAGCAGGGCAGGGGGGGGACCCCCCTATAAAGGGGAGGGCGGGGCTCATAGGTAGCGCGGCCCGGTACGAATATGTCCATTCCCCCAGCGAACATAAAAATAAATTCTCTCCCATGCCACAAATATCCATGCAAAATGAAAGAAAACACGGGATTGTATCACAAGCAAGAAGCAAGAGTACATATCCCCCCTATGAGGGAACTATACCCTGAATAGCAAAGGTTCCCTAAAAAAATAAAATTTTGAAATTTTGAGTTTCACGGTGCGGAGACAGTACCTCCTACTGCTTATGGGACTAGGGCCGTCCGCTTCAAGACCCAGCGGCCACAATACAAAGCGTTCTGCTACGGCAGGGCGCTTTTTTATTTGCAGAATAAACCCGCGAGGTGCGGGAACGGTTTGCTAAACCGATTGGCCGCCGGTGGCGGCTGGGGTTCGCGTCCTCTGTTCTGCGCCATACACAACATGGGAGCCGGTTCGTCTAATAGGAAGGACGCGCGATACAAGGGTTCGAGTCCCTTACGGGTTGCCATGTTGTGTGTTTTATATGCTGCATAGCCAGCCGCAAACTTGGCCTGACAAGTCAATACGGCAAGGGCGCTGCGTTCCGCAAGCTACGGCGTGGCAAAGGTGCAAGACCTATGTGCAGTACCAGACGGCAGGGTCGCAACCTGTCTGTGTGAGAGTGCGCGGTATACCTCACAAATGATGACAATGGTCGTGCAAACGGCAAGCCGCACATGCCCTTGTAGCTCAATGGCAAGAGCCTTGGAGTGCCGGTTCAAGTCCGGCTGAGGGCATGTGCTGGGTCGCTCCCACCGGTGAAAGCCCGGCGCAGGCAAAACGCGATAGCTAACCTAAACGCTGTAAGCAAAGCGGCAAAGCCGATCAGGAGCGCGGCGCGATGGCAAGACGCAACGGGACTGCGAGAGCCTGAAAACTTTTGCCCGCACAGTGAAGTGCGAAAAAAACTTCAACCGCGGATAGGGGCGCGGGTATAAATACCGCCGAACACCGCAGGACTGTGCGGTATACAAATGACGCCCGCCAGCCCTGTGCGGACAATACAGGGAATCAAAAAAAGCGTTGCGGACTTGCTCCCCGCAACGGGTGAGACCGGCATAGCAGAGACCGGTAGGGCGGGTATGGGGAATTTGGGAGTTTCTATGTTGGTACTTTGTGTAATTGTGGCATACCTGTTGAAAATGCCGTTTTTGTGGGCCGCGCTTTTGCTATGTTGCGGCTTTTTGGACGACAATATTATTTTTGCGTTTGCAAACAAGAAAAAGTAGGGCGGGGTGATGTGTTGACGCTGGAAGAGATGCGGGAGCTTGAGCGCGAGGCGTGCAGGAAAGACCCGGTGTATTTTTGCGAAACATATTGCCACATTGAGGACAAGGACGCAGACGAGCTGATACAACCGTTTAGGCTGTGGGATGGGCAAAAGAAAGCACTGGTCGTGTTTGCCGAGAACCGGCTTGTTTGCGTGCTGAAAGCGCGCCAGTTGGGATTTACATGGCTGGCGCTGGCAGAGGTGGCGCGGCTTGTGGCGCTGAACACAGGCCGTACTGCGATTGGCTTGAGCCGGTCAGAGGACGAGGCTAAAGAGCTTGTGCGCCGCCTTGCGGTGATACTGCGGTACATGCCGGGGCTTATCCGAGAGGTGGACACGCCGGCCGGCAACGTTGCAGGCTGGACAGGGCCGGTATTCTACAAAAGCACAATGCAGGTGGTTGTGATGTGGCCGGACGGCCCGGAGAGCGTGTTTAAGGCGTTTCCGTCAAGCCCTGCTGCAGGCCGTTCGTTTACCGCTGACTTGATCGTGATAGACGAATGGGCGTTCCAGCAGTACGCGGAGGAAATCTGGCAGGCTGCATACCCGGTTATCAACCGACCGTTCGGCGGGCGGGTCATCGGGTTGTCAACCATCAAGCTTGGCACGCTGTTTGAGGAAATCTACACAAACCCCGGCAACGGTTTTGCAAAGCTGTTTTTGCCGTGGAGCACAGACCCGCGCCGCAGTGAGAAGTGGTACGCACAGACTGTCGCCGCGCTGGGCGAGGATAAAACGATGCAGGAGTACCCTGCAACAGAAGAAGAAGCGCTCTCCGCCCCCGGAGGGCGCTTCTTTAGTGAGCTTGACAAAGATACCCACTTGGTCGATGCGCCGCCCACAGGGCCGCTAAGGCGCTATGTGACGATTGACTATGGCCTTGATATGCTGGCGGCGCTTTGGATTGCTGTTGACACGCAGGGCCATGCAACGGTGTACCGGGTGGACGGCGGACCGAACAAGACGATAGGTGAAGCGGCAGACTTGATTTTACGAGACTCTGCCGAGGAAGAAATAGACATGTATCTTGCACCGCCTGACCTGTGGAACCGAAGTCAGGAGAGCGGCAAGAGCCGCGCACAGCTGTTCAGCGAGGCGGGATTGCCGTTGGTGCAGAGTTCCCGAGACTTCCCGGCAGGATGCGCGGCTATGAAACAATGGCTGCGCAAGGACGAGAAAACCGGGAAAGGGTATCTGACCTTTTACAAGCCGGGCGAGCTGTGGACGTGCCTGACGAAGATACAGAAGGATGATAAAAACCCTGATGTGTATGCGAAGAACCCGCACGGCCTGACGCATTACCCGGACGCATTACGCTATTTTTGCGTTTGGTGGACAAGCCCGGCGAAAAAACCTGTGAATATACGAAAGCGGCCGTGGACGGCTGACATGTACGAGGATTACAAAAACGCAAGCCCGAAAGACCGCAAAATGCTGATTGAGAAATGGGGGAGCCCTGCATGAGATGCCCGACTTGCGGCGTGGAGTGCCGCGTGGATTCCAGCACAGAAGTGCTGAAATTTATCTGCCGAAGCAAGCAATGCCCGCGATTTGGACAGGTTGTGGGGGAGCTGGCACCGGGAAAAGCGGTGCAGAGGGTGAGTTACCCGGTGAATTACGAGGAAAATGGTGAATAAGATTCACTTTGCCCCTCATCCGCCGCTGCGGCGGCACCTTCCCCCACGGGGGAAGGCTTGGAAATTACGATAGAAGAAGCGTCTACCCGAAAGGGTAGGCGCTTTTTTTATACAAATTTTTAGCCGGCGGGCGTTGTACGCGGAGGAACCTATGGACGAGTTTGAAAACGGCGTGACCGCTGGCGTAGCCGACCAGAATGACGACAACCCGACAGAAAATGTGGAAACTGTGGAAAGTGAAGTGGAAAGTGCCGCCCAAAACGCGGAAACTGCCACAGAGCCGGAAATCCCCAACAATGTCTGGGCCATTGCCCGCCAGCGCAGCGAGCGAGAAGCACAGCAGCGTGTGGACAGACAGTTTGCACAGAGATTTGCCGGGTACAAAAACCCCGAGACCGGCGCGGACATCCATACGATGCAGGATTACTTTGATGCGATGGACGCGCAGAACCGCATTGCCCGACAGAAAGCGATCGAGCAGGCCACGGCGAACCAGACAGCGGAACAGAGAGCCGCGCTGCAGCGCCTTATTGACAGCGACCCGGAAAAAGCCCGGCTGAAAGCCGAGATGGAGGAGCTGAAAGCCGCAAGGGTGAACGATGAGGCGCAGGCGGCATTTGCGGCAGACTTTGCCGTGCTGCAGAAGCTGGAGCCCAGTTTGAAGACCCCCGATGACCTTGCGAAGCTGGACGGCTTTGACAAGATGGTTGAGCTGGTGCAGAGAAACGGGCTGGACATGGTGACCGCTTATAAGGCGCTGAACTATGGCAAGGCCGTGCAGAGCGGCACGGAGGCCGGTAAGCAGGCAGCTATCAACGCGGCACGCGGCAAGGGGCATCTGGCAGCGCACGGCGGTGCCAATATGCCGGGCAAGGAAAAGACCATGAGCAGCGGGATGCTTGCGAAAGCACATGAGTATTTCCCGGACAAGAGCGATGAGGAGCTGCAGAAGCTCTACAACTCGATTTGATTTTTTGTGTAAAGGAGACTGACTATGGCAGTTATTTTTAGCAAGGCAAGCGGCCTTGCCAATGATTTTTGGAATGAGTGGGCTGACCTGCTCACCATGAAAATGAAGGACACCGACAACGAGAAGAACAACGATGACGAGCTTGTCAATGCGCTGTTCAATGTCAAGAAGTCCAAGCGTTTCGGCGAGAAGATCGCGGGCATGTCCACCTTCTCCAACTTTGAGCTTGTGGATGAGGGCGCAAGCTCCCCGCTGGACGATTTCGGCGAGAGTGAGCCGAAGCTGATTGAGCACAATGAGTTCAAGAAGGCGTTCCGCATCACCAAGACGATGATCGAGGACAACCAGTTCGATATGGCTGCTGCCCGCTCTGCCGCTAATGTGCGTGCCTACAAGCGCAGCCGTGCAGAGTTTGGCAGCAAGGCACTGACCAGCGCCGCTGCAACATTTACCTACGGCAAGAAAACCGGGCTGGATTCCACCACCGCTGACGGCAAAGCGCTGTTTGCAAAAGACCACACCGGCAAGACCGGCGTTGCCGCACAGTCGAATGTGTTCACCAACGCTTTCGGCGATGACGATGCCATGTTGAACCGCCTTGCCAACATCGGTTTCAACTTCAAAAACGCATCCGGCAACGGCATGGGCTATGTGTTCGACACGCTGATTGTGCCCTCCAACTGCTACCGCTTGATCACGCTGGGCAAGAAGATCATCAACTCTGACCAGCAGGTGGGCAGCAACTACAACGATGTGAACGTCAACAAGGGCATGTGGAAGCTGGTGGTTGACCACCATTGGCAGGCCACTGACGGAACAGAACCCTATATCCTGATGTCCAGTCAAGCCAACAAGGATCTGCTGGGCAATGTGTTCTATGACCGCACCGCGCTGGAGACCTTCCAGAATGTGGACACCCTGACGCAGGATCTGATCACGTCCTGCCGAGCCCGTTTCAGCTGCGGCTTTGGTGATTGGCGGCACGTTATTTTGGGCGGCGCTGCTGCTGGTACTACCCTGACCTAAGGCGGTGCAGCATGGTTCCTAAAGGATTGAAAATCGGGGACACCTTTGAGGACGGCAAGCGGCTGTATGTTGTGGAGGCCGTGAACGGGGACGGGACGTATTATTCCCGGGCAGTGGAGAACAGCGAGGCTGCCCCTCATCAGTCAGCGGTCGGAGCCGCTGACGGCTTCGCCCTTGGGGGAAGCCAAGTCACTCGGAAACGGCGAACCAAGAAGCAGTAATTTTAGCGGCCCTGCTACGGCAGGGCCGCTTTTTATCACATTTGCGGGGGCATGACCCCACAGGAGTGACGATATGAAGAAAGACGATAAGCAGACAAAAGACCTTGAAAAATGGCAGGGCAAGCTATCCAACGCGAAAGCTGCATACAGTGACACGCTGGAAAAGATGCGCAAGCGTGAGGCCATGTACTACGGCAGCCACGAGATACAGGGTGCCAAAAAGAACGCCACGAATGTGCGCAATATCATCTATGAGCTGATTGAAAGTCAGGTGGATTCCAGCTACCCGATGCCGAAGGTCACAGCCATCCATGCGGAAGACCGGGACTTAGCGCGAAAGACCGAAAACATGCTGCGCAATCAGGCACGGCGGATGCGGTTTATTGAACTGAATGACCGAAGCGAACGAACAGTGCCGGTGCAGGGCGCGGACTTTTTCCATGTGGAGTGGAACCCGGTTGCGGGGTATCACTGCACGCTGGGCGATGTTGAAGTAGAGATGCGCCACCCACGGCAGGTCATTCCGCAGCCGGGTGTGTACCGCATTGAGGATATGGATTATATCTTTGTGCAGGTCTCAAAGAGCAAGGATTCGCTGGAAGCGCGGTACGGCATTACTATTGAGACCGACACAGAGGACGCGCCGGACGCGCGCGGGGGCGATGACAGCACCCACACAGGCGTTGTGACGCAGAACATTGTCTATTACAAGCACGACAAGGGCACAGTAGGCATGTTTAGCTGGGTAGGGTGTCAGGTACTTGAAGATTTCCCCGATTATTATGCGCGCACGGCAGAGGTTTGCACGAAATGCGGACGGCGGCGCGTGGGGGATGTATGTGTTTGCGGGAACAAGAAGTTCAAAGAACAGCCGGTGCAGACCCTTACGCTGACACAGGATGTAGTGCTTAGCAGCGGTGAGGTGCTGCCTGCACAGATGATGGGCGAGGATGTGCCCATTGTGAACCCGGACGGCAGTGTACAGCTTGACAACGAGAGCGGCGAGGTCATTATGATGCCGGGCGAGATGCAGGCCAACGAGATACCGGCCTACAAACCGCATGGTTTCCCGATTGTGGAGCGGATAAACATTGCGGCATCGGACAAGTTTTTGGGCGTGTCGGATGTAGATATCATCGCTGACCAGCAGCAGGCTATCAACAAATACGGCACAAAGATTCAGGAAAAGCTGCTGAAAGGCGGCAGTTGGGTAGTGCTGCCGGAGGGCGTAAACGCGGAGCTGAACGATAACGAGCTGAAAATTTTGCGCGTGGACAACCCGAGCCAGAAAGCCATGATCGATGTTATCAATGTGCAGCCCAATGTGCAGAACGACCAGAACATGCTGGAAATGAATTACACTTGGGCGAAATCCACTTTGGGCATTACGGACGCATTCCAAGGCAAGTACGATTCTTCCGCTACATCGGGCAGTGCGAAGCAGTTCAGCGCGAACCAGAGCGCAGGCCGTTTGCAGAGCAAGCGCGAAATGAAGAACAACGCCTATGCGAAGCTGTACCGCATGATGTTTGAGTTTTTGCTGGCGTATGCCGATGAGCCGTACCCGATGACCGAGACAGACACGGACGGTGAACAGCAGTTCGGGCATTTTGACAGGATGGAGTTTTTGAAGCGGGACGCAGCCGGGGAATTGTACTGGAACGATGAATTTATCATTGAGGTAGACCCGGCAAGTAACCTTGCAAGCAACCGCGAGCGGCTGTGGGACATGGTCGATTTGAAGTATCAGGCGGGCGGTTTTGGCAACATTACCGAGCCTATAAGCCAGTACCGGCTGTGGACTTACCTGAAAGAGACCGGATTCCCGTATGCAGCCACAATGCAGAAATCCATCAAAGAGGAGATGGACAGACAGGAAGCTATGCAGCAGGGGGTGATTGCAAATGACATGGCAAGAAATCAAGTTGGCAACCTTGCAGAAAATGTTCAGCTCTGACGGAACCACGATTGATGCGAACGATGATGCCATAAGCGAGTATTTGAACGCGATGCCGCAGGCAGCCAACGAAGCGCTGCAGATGCTTGCGACCGCAGGGCGGTATATCCGCAAAAGCACGACCATTGAAAAGAGCAAGGGCGAAACCTTTGCGCTGGATATGACCAGCGAGCTAAAAGACTTTTACCGGATTGGCACGTTGGAGGTTTACAGCCTTGACGATAACGGCGTGCCGACAGAGTACAACGGCGCCGCGTTTATGGCCGGGAAGTACATGAAATTCCCCGAAGATGCCGAGGGCATTTTTGAGATTTTTTATGATGCAAAGCCGACAGCAATCACGCTAAACACGCCGGACGATACAAAAATCAACCTGCCGGACGATGCCGTTGTGTTGCTGCCCCTGTATATGGCAAGCCAGCTGTACAAGGATGATGATATTGCGGTGAGCACCTATTACCGCAACGAGTTTGAAGTCGCCTTTGAGCGGCTGAAAAACCCGGACAGAATGCCGACACAGGAGAGCTGGGGCAACAATACAGGGTGGTGGTAAGAGATGGCTTTTGCGATACCTGAAATCCCGAGCCGGAGTGTTATTAAGCTGACGCAGTTTTACGGCGTGGATTTTACATCAAACCCGTTCAATGTAAGCGTAACGCAAAGCCCCTATGCGGAGAACATGATACGCAGTGAACCCGGCAAGGTGCGCAAGCGCATGGGCTATGAGACCATGTACAAATTTACCGGGAGAATCAACGGGCACTATGCGAGAAAGAAAGACAAATATGACCTGATCCACGCCGGGACCGGGCTGTATGTCATGAAGGACACGCCACAGCTTTTGTACAGCGGAATGAACGATGCGAAAAGCTATGCATGGCAGTTTGGCGACAACCTTTACATTGTGGACGGAAAAAAGTTCCTTGTCTATGACGGCACTACCGCGAAGCCGGTGGAAGATGCCGCTTATATCCCGACAGTGACGATTGCGAAAGCCCCGAACGGCGGCGGTAAGCAGTATGATGCACTGAACCTATTGCAGCCGAAATTCAAAGAAAAGTTCCTTGCGGACGGAACGAGCAAAGAATATCATTTAAGTTTTTCCGGGCTGGACGATGCCAATGTGACGGTGCGCCAGCTGCAGAAGGACGGCACATGGAAAGAAATCAGCGGTTTTACCTGCAACGCAGAAAAAGGCATTGTGAGCTTTACGACCGCGCCGGAAAAAAGCCCTGTTACCGGTGAGGATAACATTGAAATCGAAGCACGGCGCACGGTTAAGGGGTACGGGGACAGGATCAACAAGTGCTGCATCGGCGCGCGGTTTGGTGTAAACGGCGATGTAGACCGTTTGTTTTTGAGCGGGAACCCGGATTATATCAACTACGACTGGTACAGCCAGAAGGACGACCCGACTTACTTCCCCGATACGGGGTACAGCGTTCTTGGCACAAACAAGAGCGCGGTAGTGGGGTATACCATCATCGAAAACCGATTGGCTGCCCACAAGGACGACTACGAGCCTGACAGAAATATTATCCTGCGCAGCGGAAACTTAGTGGACAGTGAAGCGGCTTTCCCGATTTACAATACGATGAAAGGCCCCGGCGCGATTGCGAGAGACAGTTTTGCCTACCTGCAAAATGAACCGGTGTTTTTGACAAGCGCCGGTATCTATGCCATTGCGGCCAGCGACATCAACGCAGAGCGGTACAGTCAGGACAGAAGCTACTATCTGAACGGCAGGCTTTTGGACGAAAGCAATTTGAGCGACGCTTGCGCCTGCGTGTACAACGATATGTATTGGCTGTGCGTGAACGGACATGCCTATGTGCTGGACGGACTGCAGAACCTTGGCTTGACAAAGAGTGAGCCGTATTCAAACCGGCAGTATGTTGGATTTTACTGCACAAACATTCCGGCGCGGCTGCTGTTTGTAAAAGATGGGGCGCTGTGGTTTGGCACGAATGACGGCAGAGTGTGCCGGTTTTTTACAGACGAGACACACTACCTTAGCTACAGTGACGATGGAAAGGCCATTGCGGCAAGCTGGCAGACGCCGTATGTAAGCGGCAGTAACTTTTACAAGACCAAGACATTCAAGCATCTGGCGGTGCAGTTGGTAAACTCTGCATCGGCTGGCGTGCGGATCTCTGCCATTGTAAAGGGCGAGTGGAAGGCCATCAAGGAATTTCTGAACGGCGTGAGCTACTTTAGCTATTCACGCCTTTCGTACTCACATTTGTGCTATTCCAACGATACAAGCCCAAAGACATTCCACACAAAGCTGCGCATCAAGCGAGTGGACAAATGCAGTTTCCGGTTTGAGAATGACATGCTGCATGAATCCTTTGGCATTGTGCAGGCCAGTATCGAGTATGTAGAGGGCGGCAACTATAAGGGGTGATACCATGAGAAAAATCACAGAGACCGACCTTGCCGGAAAAGGGAACCTTGGCAGGCCGGATATACCGGGCGTATCGACAGCAGAGATGCAGCGCATTTTAGACGAGCTTTCCCGTGAGGTCATTGTGCCTGCCTTTAACGAGCTTTCCGGGCAGGTGGAGACCGCTGTAAACGACCGATACACCAAAGAGGAAGCCGACAGAAAGCTGAACGAAAAGGTGTTTGAAATCGGTGCCGGTGACATGGCAAAGTCGGTGTACGACCCGGGCAACAATGGGGTAAGCGTTACCGTGCAGCCGTGGAGCTGTACAAAGGCGGACACGGTTTATACCATGACCGGCGTTGGCTCTGTTGGCAGATGCAAAATACCTGCGGACTGGGTGAGCGGAGACACCTTCTCCGTAAATGGGAATGTGGTGCCTGCCTACTGCGGCGCTGATACTGTGGACGGGGATACGATCGTTGCCGGGCGATGGGTTCTGTTTACCTATGACGGGAACCGGCTGGATTTTAACGGCGGCGGTGGTTTAAGCGCGTCCAAGCTGGCACAGGCCACCGCAACGCCGGGTGATGTGCTGGCAGGCAAAAGCTTTTACGCAACGGGCAAGACACTTAAAGATGGGAGCATGCCGAATCGCGGCAACTGGGGAGCATCGATTGCCCCCGGTGGTGAGGTAACCATTCCCAACGGCTATCATGACGGAAGCGGGCGTGTGACAGCCAAGACCGCAACGCTGCGGAGAAAAGTTCTCGGGGACTTCAATACCAATCGTTATGAAGGCCCCTTTAGCGCAACTTTCAGCGTTACGGATTTGCCCGGGTACAGGAACTTTACTACGGACAACTTTGCGTTTAGTTATGCATCTGTTACAGCAAACAGTCAGGATCAAAACACTGGCTTTTCGTATTCGCTGTCTTACAACCCTAATACCGGTATCGTGACCGTTACGAATAATTACAGCTATACGGGTACCCCGTACTTTCAGACATATGGAAAAGTCACTTGCGTTTGCTATTATGTCGAATAAAGGAGTTAGAGCTTATGTTAGAAACTCTTATTCATGAAATAAGCCTTGCCGGGTACAAAGTCACTTCCGCCGGCGGCATGCTGGATTTAGGCACATGGGGCAGCTACGGCATTGAAAAGCTGCACCTTACGCTGGACGCGGCATGGCAGGATTTGACCATTACGGCGTTTTTCAATGTGAAGGGCGAAGTTGTGGCAAAGAAGGTCGTGGGGAAGGACGGCTATGCAGATGTGCCGTGGGAAGCCACAAAGGAGAATACCTTTGCCGGGCGCATTGTGTTTGAGGGTAGCATAAACGGCCAGAGGCGTATTTCCGCAAACCTAAACTACAAGGTCACGAACCACAGCGAGATCACGGACAGCGACCCTGTGCCGACAGATGACCGCTGGAACCAGTTTGTAACCGAGAATAAGGAATACCGGGACGGTGCGTTTGAGGCCGCTGAAAGAGCCAACGCGCGCGCAGAGGACGCAGAAGCGGCCAGCGATGATGCGCAGGCTGCGGCAAGGGCTGCAAAGGCCAGTGAGAACGCCGCAAAGGCCAGTGAGAACGCCGCAAAGGCCAGTGAGAATGCAGCTGCGTCCAGTGAAGACAATGCAAGAATCAGTGCGGGCGCGGCAGCGGCAAGCAAGGGCAACGCGGCGGCGAGTGCAGACAAGGCAAAGGCCAGCAAAACCGCAGCCGCAGAGAGTGAAAAGGCCGCTGCAAAGAGCGCGGCAGATGCCGACAGCACTGCCAACAGCATCAAGGATTCCATGGCACAAATTTCCGAGAACAAGGAGGCGGTTAGTCAGCTAAAGGAAGATACTGCTGCGCTGAAGAAGCGCCAGAATGTGCTTGTTGGCAGTGAGACAGGCAACCCGGTAAGCTGCAATGACGCATATTCCGCCCCACTGTGCGGCCTGACCGTGTACGGAAAGAGTACACAGGATGGCACGCCGACTCCGGATGCGCCTGTTCCGATTGTGAGCGCGGGAGATGGTGGCAGTGTGGTTGTCAAGGTGAGTGATGGAAACGGCAAGGAGCAAACTCTCACCCTGCAAACGCCTACCGGTCTGCCTGGCATCCCTGTCACGTCTGGCGGCAACTACACTGACCAAAACGGCCAGCAATGGATTTGCGACGAGGTGGACTTGGAGAGAGGGGTGAGGGTGCAGATGGTAACAACAATGGTTTTTTCTGACAGCTCAGGTTTTGACGCAAGCTCGACCACTAACGGCATACGTTTTCTACGTGCAGTTAAAAATTTAAAAATAACTGATACAGATACTGCTGATGCAAATGCGTTTTGCTCCGCTTTAGCACTTGGAGCCAATGGTGGTACATGGCTTACACCTGATGTTTTTACGATCACCAAAACGGCCTTATACGTTAGATTTAAAAACATCACATCTCTGGGCGAGTTACAGCAATATCTGCAACAAACGCCTATGTCACTAACCGCAATTCTCGCCACCCCCATAGAAACTCCGCTATTCCCTGCCGAAATTGCCGCCTACAAAGCCCTCACAGCTTACGCGCCCGACACCGTGGTGCAAGCGAGCGACGGCGCTGGCATCAAGCTGGACTACCAGCGGGACGTGAATCTTGTCGTAAAAAATCTTGAGGACGCCATTGCGTCCATGACTACCACTTAAAGGAGATATACATTATGGCTATCAAAAGTAAAGCACGGCACGACCTGACCTTGCGCAGCATCAAGCGGGAAATTACTGCAGGCAGAGATGTGGCCTATTGGCTTGACAAGGCTTACAGTCATCTGGACAGCGGCCTGCTGACGGAGGACGACATCACAGAAGTGGAGACTTTGGCACAGGCGTACTACGACGCTTTGGACGCTGAAGACAGCAAAACAGACGAGCCTACCGAGGATGCCGAAACAGTTAGTTAAAGAGGGCTTTAGCTGACTAACAAACAGAAAGGACTACAAACCATGAGACTTTCAAACGGTGAGGTGCTGCTGCGCTGGCCTCTGGCCCAGCACATTATCACGCAGGGGTGGTACTACAACGATGGCAGCTTGCATCAGGCCATCGACCTGCGCACCCAGATTGACAACATGTATATCCGCCCGGTCTATGCCGCCGAGGACGGCACCGTGGATCAGGTGCAGGACTGGGACGGCCACACCCGGACGGGCATGCAGAGCTATGGAAACATGGTGCGCATCAGGCACGCGCCCTACAAGGGTGGTGTGCTGCAGACGCGGTACGGGCACCTGAGCGGCTATTGCGTCAAGTACGGCCAGCAGGTGAAGGAGGGCGAGCTCATCGGCTTCAGCGGCACTACCGGCAATGTGTTTGGCGCGCATCTGCATTTTGAAGTTATTCTGAACGGCAAGCGCACCAACCCGCTTGTGTGGCTGGACGGCGACTTTACCACGGCAAGCGGGCGGGTGTTTACATACCGCCCCGGCGAGCACGCTGTACAGCTGCCCGAGCAGGCCGCCAGCGGCGCACAGACGGCCCAGAACGGCACCGGCAAGCTGCAGGTCATTACGGTAGGGCCGGTCTCGCAGGGCGATGCAGACGCCGTCTTTGCCGTGTGCCAGAGCCGCGGCCTGACCGATGCCGGGCTGTATAAAAGCGAATGGGTCTGAGGTGGTGCCAATGGAGCATGTATTCTCGTTTACACTTGCGGAAGCTTGGGCGTTTTTGATTTACGCGGCGGGTGCTGCTGCCGGACTGTATGCCGGGGGCGTGGCCATCAGCAAAGTCATCACCGCAGTAAAAAAGCCGAAGACCGACCAAGACAAACGCATTACCAAGCTTGAAGAGCGGGTGAACGCTATGGAGGGATTCTTGAGAAACGACAAACAGCGGCTTGACCGCATGGACGAGGGGCAGCGCGTGACCATGCAGGCGCTGCTTGCCCTGCTTGACCACAATCTGGATGGAAACAACATTGACCAGATGCAGAAAGCAAAGAAAGACTTGCAAAAGCATCTTATTGGGTGAGGTACTGCAGATGAAAGACTTTTTGAAAAACATTGCTGCGCTTATCAAAGTCAAAACCATTGTGACGCTGGTTGTCGTTGCAGTGTTTGCGGCATTGGCGCTGCGGGAGAAATTACAGCCTGACACGGTCATGACCATTGTGACGATGGTTGTGGCCTTTTATTTTGGCACACAGAGCGAGAGGAAGGGGTGATTTAGTATGCCGAGACCGATTATTGGTTCAACCAAAGATTACTATGTGAAGCCCGGCACGACCACAGCCACTAAGTTTGGCAACACGAACAAGGTATACACGACCACGAAACCGGCTGCAACGGCACCGACAAGCAACGCAGGCAGCCGCGGTAGCTACACTGTCGGCGGCTCCGGTGGCGGTTCTGGCGGCGGGAGCGCGGCGGCAAGCTACAGCGCACCGGCACAGAGCAGCGATTACACGAACAGCTATATCAGCCAGATGCAGAGCGCGATGCAGGCCGCGCAGCAGGCGGCGGCAGATGCACAGCGCAGGGCAGAAGAGCAGATGCGCGCGGCGCAGGAAGCACAGCGCAGAGCGCGTGAGGAAGCCTACCAGCGCAGTGCGGCACAGCAGAAAACCAACTACGAGTACGGGCGGGGCGAGCTGAACCGCGCCACAGACAACGCCTTGCAGCAGGCGTACATCAACAAGATGATGAGCGAGCGCAACCTTGCCCAACAGCTTGCGGCGCAGGGCCTGAACGGCGGTGCAAGCGAGACCACGACCGCCGGTATGCTTAACAACTACAACAACAGCCGCAACGCGCTGGAAACCGAGCGGCAGAACCAGCTGGCAAGCCTTGCGAACACCTTCCAGAACAACATGGCACAGCTGGAAAACCAGCGCGCCAGCGGCGATGCAGCGGATTTGAGCCAGTACCAGACGAACCTTGCGAGCCTGACAGCCAACAACGCGAACAATCTTATCAGCCTGATGCAGGGTTACGCAAACATGGCAGCCAGCATGCCGCAGCTGCGCCAGAGATTCAACACGACCACCGGGCAGTGGGAGTACAGTTACGAGTGATATATTAAGAGGGCGGCTTCGTTGGCTTTGCCCTCATCCGCCGCTGCGGCGGCACCTTCCCCCGATGGGGAAGGCTTGGGGATTTGGAGGTCTTGAGCTATGGCGAAAGTGAACGGTCGTGAAGATGCGCTGCTGAATGCGTATTTGAACCGATACCAGACGGCGCAGGCCAGCAATGTCAGCACTGGTCGCAGCACAACGAGGAAAGCACAGCAGCATGGCAGTGCCATCATGAACGCCACTGACAAGACGCTGCCTGTGCTGCATAACAGCTACACCGAGACGCTGAGCAACATTGTGCAGGGTGCAAACCTTGAAAACAGCCTGAACAACGATGTTTTGAACCGGCAAATGAAACTGGCGCAGGCAAAGTTTGACGCGGCAAACGATTTGTACCAGCAGCAGCAAAAGGCGCAGCAGTATGCGGCGAAGAAAGCGGCGAAGGCTGCAAAATCCAGCGGTGGATCATCCGGCAATGGCGGCAGCACCACCGGCACGGGCAGCGACACGGAAAGTGCGGCATCGCTGGATGCGCTGTTCGGCGGCGGTGCAAGCACCAGCGGCACGACAGGCAGTACGGCCGGCAGCAAGCCGAAAGCAGAGGACACGGAAAAACCTAAGACAGAGAACGAAAAAGCAAAGGAAAAGAGCGCGCAGGAGAAGTATCTGGAAGCGAAGAAAGCAGGCGCGCGCACGACCGCTGCAAAGAGTTATGCCGAGCGAAGCGGAACAGGCCTTGTGAGCGCTGCACAGCCCGCCCAGAGCCGCGCTGTGACGCGAGGTGGGAAAGTTATCGGCAGCAGTTACGCCGCCGCAGGGAGTGTCCCCAGCGCGGCAGAGACGCAGGCTGCAAAGGACAAGCGCAACGACTACAAGAGCCGGCAGGAAGATATTGCCGCTGCACTTAAAAAGCTGCAGAGCGATGCTGATTACCGCGCCGAACTGGCCACTCCGGGACGCAAGCTGACGAGCGCCGAAGTGGCGGCGGTGGACCAGTACGAAAAAAGCACGAAGAATACCGGCTTTAGCGGCTTGAAGCGGGTATTTGAGACTGCCGCAAACAAAGAAAACCTGAGCCAAGAGGACTACGCAGAAAAGACGGCTGCCATGAATGCCGAGCTGAACCAGAACAGCGCTTTGCGCGGAAAAGCGCAGATGAACGGTGCCGGGCAGACTGCGCAGGCCTTTACAGCCGGGCTGTATGACAGTGTGCCGTTTTTGACAAAGAGTGTGGACAAGCTGACGGGCATTGCAAATGCGACCGGTGCCGAGCTGCCGCAGCTTAGCAATGCGATCGAGGGCGCAAAGAGCTATGACCCTCTGGCGGCGGTTGCAGGCACTCTTGTCGGCAAGGGGATGCAGTACAAGCTGTTCAACACTGCTATGGCGGGCACACCGCTTGCACAGGCGATGGGCAAGGCGGGCAATGCCGTTGTGGGGCAGGCACAAAAAATCCCTGTGTTGGGGGATGCACTGGGCGCGGGTGCCGGTGATGCACTGGGACGCATTTTGACCGACACGACCGCAGACCTTGCGCTGGACACCTTACCAACGCTGGCGGATGATTTGAGCACCTATTCTGCCCAGCAGGAGGCAATCGCCAATGGGCAGACGGTAGACGACGCCCTGACCCCCGGTAAAATTGCTGGGAACACAGCTAAAAACATTGCCTGGAACGTTGCCATGAATGCACTGCCGGAGTTCGGCGGGGCGTTGTTCAACAGGCTGAAAGGCACGGCAGGGGATGCCGCGCAGGACGCTTTGAAGCAGGCGGACGATGCCGCGCAGGATGCTTTGAAACAAGCTGACAATGCCGTACATGACGCGCAGAACGCTGCACCGGGCACGAGCGCACTGCCAGTTGGCACGGCTAGCGCTGTCCAGAACGTCGCAGAAGCCGCGCAGAACGTGCCGATTGCAGACACGACACCGAGTATGTCTGCCGCGCAGCAAGCCGCCAAGAGCGCCGCTGCGCCGCGCAGCACGGGCACTGCGTATATGCCGGACAACACACCTGTAAATTACCGTTGGGCGGCTGTGGATGCCAATGACCTTGTGGCGAGCAATGACGCGCTTGGCAGTGCAAACCCGGCTTACCCGAGAGAGTACCAGAACCGAAACCGCGACAGTGCCGCCAGTATGCAGCAGATCACCCGCATGGCAAATGACTTGAACCCGGAACGGTTGACGGACAGTGCAAACATTGGTGACGGCAGCCCGGTTATCCGGGGCGACAACGTGGTATTAAGCGGCAACGGGCGGACAGCGGCTATTCAGACGGCGTACCGTGACGGCAAGGCTGACAACTACCGCAATTATGTGCTGAACCATGCAGCGGAATACGGCATTGACCCGAGCACCTTGCCGGAGAATCCTGTTCTTGTGCGCGTGGCGGACGATAACACCGACATGCTGAAACTGGCACGCGGGGCGAACGAATCCACGACAGCCAGCTTTGGCGCGGCTGAAAACGCCGTGAATTACGGGCAGAAGGTGACAGCCAGCAGTGCCATGAGCCGTTATAACCCGGAAAAGTCTATTACAGACCCGGCGAACAACAGCGCCGTTGCAGGACTTTTGCGAGATATTGTTCCCGAGAGCGAATATAACCGCATGGTCACGAAGGACGGCAAAGTTTCTTTGGACGGTTACAAGACGGCCAAAGACGCTATGTTTTCCGCCGCTTATGGCAACAGTGACCGCCTGCAGATTTTGGCGGAAGGCGGCGACGATTCCAGTCGGAATATCACCGCGGCGATGCGGGACAGTGCCGCCAACGCCATTACGCTGAAACAGATGGTGCAGCGCGGGGAACTGCCGCAGGAATTTGATGTCGCAAACGATGTTTCCGGCGCAGCGGACTTGTATGCCTATGTGAAAAGTGGTAATATGGGGAAAAGCAAGACCGTTGCGGATTACATTGCCGGGCTGACCCATGGCGAGGATGGCAAGTTCTACGATGGTTTTGAGGAAGTACCCTATACTCCCATGAGTATGTACATTGCGGAGATCATGGAAGATAACCGCCGCAGCGGAAAACAGACGACGGAATTTCTGGACAATCTGTACGCAAGTGCCAAAGAGGGTGAGGGCGGAGAACTTACACTGGAGGGAATGACCGATGCAAGAACAAGACAAAGTATCATCGACGATGCCGTCAGAGGATTCTATGAAACTCCCGAGCGAAGCAACAATGGAAAAACTGCACCAAATGTGCCTTTCTCAGGGGAAGGCTGGGCAAATCCAGTGGGAAATCATCCAGCGAACGCAGCAAAAGTTGCAGAACAGGTAAGTAACACAGCGCCTTCGTCTGATGCCGGGGGCGCTGCATTTTTGCAGCCGACTGACACCGCGAGTGAGCCTGTGCCGGGCATGAACATTGTGGAGAATGCGCAGAGCGTGGCAAAGCTGAACGGCAGTGAGAGCGTGCCTGCAAATGCTGTTGGCGCGGAAAGTACACAGTATAACCGCAATGAAGTGCTGAATCAGGACTACGCGAACCAGCGTGCGATGGGCGGCAAAATTGATGCGGACGAAGCGGCGGCCGCTGGTATCGGCCAGCAGACCCATACCGTATACAGCCGGGCAGAAGGTAAGGATACCGCCAAACAGGATTTTGATTTGCTGGTGCAGCAGAACGGCGATATTTTGAGCGCCGGGCGCACGGTTGCGGATGAATTGGCCCGAAAATCAGCTGACGGAAATTTTGACGCCAGCGATGTATATCGCGGTTATTATGCTGCCGACCAGCTGCAAAACATGATGAACAGCTACGAAAAAGGCAGCGCAGATGCACAGTTGGTGCAGGCGCAAATCGAAAACCTGAACCGCGCTGTCAGCGCTGGGCAGAGTAAAAATGCCCAAGCATTGAGCGCAGGGCGCTGGGCGCAAATTGACGAGTACACTCCCATCCGCAAGTTTGAACAAATCACGCAAAGAAAAGTAAATGATTTTGCGGAAACGCGAGACGGCAAGCAACTGGAATCTTTGGCATCAGATGTTGTAGAAATGGCAAAGTCCGGGCCACAAGACGAAGAATTTACCGCTTTTTTGAAGGCGCAGGGCGTTGATGTAGGCGATAATCCACTAAACGCACAGATGGATGACCTTGCCATGCGCATCAAAAGAATGGCAGATACAAAAGGTATCAAGGCCACCGATGAGCAGGCAAAATCTGCGGCTGCCAGCATCCTCGCCGGAGGTAATGCAGACGATGTGTTTAATGCAATGGCGCGTAAAACTCTCGGCATTGAGAATTTAAGTCAGGAAGATTACGACTATGTAAAAAACGCATTTGCCGAAATTGCCGATATGCCGGACAGTAAAGCCCGCTATGAAAAGGAACTGGACGCATATAAGCGGCTTACCAAATATTTGCCTGCCAAAACATTTGGCGACAAGATGGAAAGTATCCGCTATCTGTCTATGCTGGGAAATACCAGAACCCACGCAAGAAACGTGCTTGGCAACGTATCGATGGGCGTTGTAACCCGTGCAAAAGACAATGTTTCCGGCGTGATGCAGCTTGTTTTGCCGAAAGACCAACGAACAAAAGCCGTTGGAACAACCCTTACAGCCGATGGCCGCAAGATGGTAGACCTTGCCAAAGAGTACGGGCAGAACAAAATGTATTCTGTTTTGTACAATGACGGTAAGTTCAATGCGGAAAGCGGGCTGCGTGCCGCGCAGGATACGTTTACAAGTAAGCCCGGTAAAGTAATCCAGAAGGCGGCTGACATCAACAGTGCATTGCTGGAAAAAGAAGATAATATTTTTCTTACTTCTGCATTTGGTAATGCAATGGCTAGCCAGCTGAAAGCGCGTGGCTATGACAGCAGTGTTTTTACTGCAACCGATGCCAAGAGCAAGCAGGCACTTGTGGATGCTGCTGCAACAGCTTTACGCGATGCAAAGGAAGCCACGTTCCACGAAGATAACTTTCTTTCCACTGCACTGAAAAATTATCAGAATGATATTAAAGGGCACGGAGTCGGTGGAAAAATACTATGGGCGGTTGGCGAAGGCGTTTTACCGTTCAAGAAAACCCCGCTGAACATTGCCAAAAATGCAATGGAATACAATATTGTAGGTGGCACAGTAGAAGCTGCTTATCGCTATGCCACAGGTGCAAGCAGCGCAGATGTAATTGACGCTGCTGCCAAAGGACTGACCGGCACGGCATTGATGGGCATTGGCGGTATCCTTGCATATAATGGGCTGTTGAACGGCAGCAAGAGTGGAGATGATCGCGCCGATGCGTTTAATGAGATGACCGGCAAGCAGGAATATTCCATCAATATTCCCGGTAAAGGAACGTACACCATTGATTGGGCAAGCCCCGCAAGCGTACCGCTTTTGATGGGTGCCGAGATTGCCAATGAATGGCAGAACGGCGGTCTAAGTGTTACAAAGTTCCTTGACGCTGCGCGAAAAATCGGGAACCCGATTTTGGAAACCACGATGCTGCAAGGACTGAATGACACGCTGGACAGTGTAAGCTATGCAGATTCCAACGATAAATTGGCAACGCTTCTCGGTGGGACGCTGGGCAGTTATGCACAGCAGTATGTTCCAACTGCGCTTGGTCAAATTGCTAGAACCATTGACCCGCTGCGCCGTTCCACCTATGGCGGCGGGGATAGCAAGACCGAAAGGGATACCAACTACGCAATCCGAAAAGCGGAGAATAAAATCCCCGGTTTAAGCATGAACAACGAACCGTACATTGACCAGTGGGGGCGCGAGGAAGCGAACCTTGACGGGACGGACGATTCAGCGGGAGGCATGTTCCTGCGCGGCGCGTACAACATGCTTAGCCCCGGTTATGTGAGCGCCGAAAACATTACACCGGTTGACGAGTATCTGCAGGGGCTTTACGGCAGTACGAACGACAGCCATGTTTACCCGGAGAAGGCCAGCAGTAAAATCACCGTTGACAGCGATGACTACTACATGACCCCGGAGGAAAAGACCGAGTACGCCAAGACAAGCGGGCAGACAGCCTATGACCTGATTGACGAGCTGCGGCAGAACAGCATGTTTTTGCAGCTGCCGGAAGACCAGCAGAGCGCGCTTGTGCAGGATGCCTACACGGTAGCCAAGACCGCTGGCGGTGTGGCCGCTGTGGGTGACGGCGTGAGCGGTGTGAACGCGAAGGAGTACGAGGCATACCGGGACGGCGGCGCGGAAGGATTCAGCCAGTATGTGCTGATGAAGAACGCCACTGACCTTGTGCGCGATGAGAAGCGGGAGACGAGCGGCAATGACGATGCGACACTGAACACTGTGGAGAAGTGGAACACACTCTATTCACAGTTCGGTGATGATGCAGTAAGCAACTTTGTGAACAGCACTGACAAGGGCAGTACCGTGCGCAACATCAGCGACCTTGCCGGAGACAAGGCGGTCACCGCCTACATGCAGGCTTACAGCGCTGTAGCAAAGACTCTGGACGATGACCAGACGCCGGACAAGTTTACAGTCGGTTACGGTATGCAGAAATACGGCTTGAGCGGAGACGACTTTGCAAGGGCGTATCTGGCAGCGTACTACAAGAAGGACAAGAACGGAAAGTACCCGGAAAAGGGCGGCACCTATGCCGACAAGGCCGGTGCGGAAATCTACCAGAGCTACGGCGCAGATGCGCTGCGCGACTGGGTAAATTACCGCGCTACCATCCCCGACACGAACGGCAACGGCAAGGTCGATAAAGACGAGGCTGTGGCACGTTTGAAGGAAATGGACCTGACGAACGAGATGCGGCGCGCGTATCTGGCGAAAACCAACCAGCAGTGGGGCAAGAAAAACCCGTTTTGAGGTGCTGTATGAAGTTTGATTTTTGCATGAACCGGGCGGAGTATGACGAGCTTGTATTCAGCCTGACGGACGATGAGCGGGAAGTGCTGGACATGCGGCGGCACGGGCGGCGCAATGCCGAGATCGCAGCCGAGTTGAACTGCTGTGAGAGGACGGTAAACCGGCATGTGAGAAGCATTAAGAATAAGATGCGGTGAGAGGGCGGTAAAGGATAAGCCGCCCCTCATCCGCCGCTGCGGCGGCACCTTCCCCCGAGGGGGAAGGCTTAGGGGATAGCGGGCAGTCACTTTTTTAGTGGCTGCCCGCTTTTTTTGTTTTGGCGTAAAGATGGCGCAAATGCGGCGCGGAGGTGTCCTACGGCGCGGGATGGATTGTGGTACAATAAAACCAGAAAGACGAGGTGAGCGGGATGTACTGGAACAACTACGGTATGCAGACCCCCTACAGCAACCCCTATGGGCAGACGATGCAGCAGGCGTTACAGCCGTGCAGCATCACGAAGGTGAGCGGCGAAAACGGCGCAAAGGCGTTTGGAATGGCACCAAATTCCAGCGCACTGCTGCTGGACGAGACCGCGCCGCTGGTGTGGCTGAAGACAACGGACGGTGCAGGCTACCCGACACTGACCCCCTACACGATCACGCCGTACAAGGCCGCGCCGCCGGTGGATGTGGCGAGCCTTGAACAGCGCATTACAGCATTGGAGGCGAAATTCCATGACGAACCCGATCTTACAAGCGATGGGAAAAAGCACAATACCCAATAACCCTGCGGCGCTGATACAGCAGTTTACGCAATTCAAGCAGCAGATGCAGGGGAAAGACCCACAGAAAATTGTGGAGCAGATGCTTGCTGATGGGCGGATGAGCCAGCAGCAGTTTGAACAGCTGAAAGCGATAGCGGAAAATTTTAAGGGTGTGTTGTACTGATATAGGCCGGGTCGACACGGCTTATAAATACAAATCTTACGAAAGGATTGGATACTATGGACAATGGGTACTCTTTGAGCGACCTGCGCGCGGCGACCGGTGACGGCAACGGCTTCGGCGGAAACGGCGCATGGTGGATGGTGATTTTGTTCCTGATCTGCTTCATGGGCGGCGGCTTCTGGGGCAACCGGCAGGGCGAGTTTGGCCAGTATGCCACCGCTGCCAGCCAGCAGGAGATCTTGTTTGGCCAGCACTTTGGGCAGCTGAACGACCGTTTGACCAATCTGGGCAACGGCGTCTGCAATCTCGGCTTCGAGATGCAGGGCGGCATTGGTCAGCTTGGCAAGGAAGTGGCGCTGGCGCAGGCCGGCACGAACACGACCATTATGCAGACGGGCAACAACATCCAGAGCCAGTTGGCGCAGTGCTGCTGCGAGAACCGCCTTGCGACGGCCAACCTGTCCGCGCAGATGGACCGCCAGACCTGCGACATCACGAATGCAATCCGCGCCGAAGGCGAGCAGACCCGTGCGCTGATGCAGGCTAACGAGATCCAGCAGCTGCGCGACAAGGTAAACGCCTTGCAGATGGACAACCGCATGTACGGCGTGGTGCGTTACCCCAACGGCTACACCTACACGGCAGGCCCTAGCCCGTTCTGTGGCTACGGAAGCTGCGCATAATCGCTGTAACAGCGTCAGCCCGCACGGCAAGCGCTGTGCGGGCTTTTTTGAGGAAAGGAGTATAGTTTTATGGCTTGCAATGAAAGGCTGAAAAACCCCCATTTCAAGAGCGCACAGAACGCCTACAACAACACGGCGCAGACGATGGCCGCGACCGCAACGCCCGTCAATGTACTGGGCATCCTGAACACAGATACCGGGTGCAGCATCGACACGAACGCGGGCGGATTTATCATACGACACAGTGGGTTATACCGCATAAGCTATGACGTGACTTTTACGGCAGGCGCTGCCGGCACGGAAGTGCTGCAAGGTATGAAAGATACCGCTGCGCTGCCCTGCATGACGGCACAGGCCACTGTGGCGGCTGACGGCAGTGTGACGCTGCACGCGGAAACGACCGTGTACATCCCGGTATGCTGCGGCAATATGCCGACCATCAGCGCGGTTATGAGCGGCGTTGCGGGTACGGTGAACCATGTGTGCGCCAGCGTTGTGAAGCTGGCATGAGGTGCGCGAGATGGAGAAGATCAAAGACTACAAGGTAAAGCTGGAACACGAGATTGACGAGTTTATTGAGCATTACCCTGTGAATGAGCGCAGCGTGGCGGTGTTGACCTCGATGCTGGAATGCTGGGAGCATGTTAAAGAGTGCGCTAAGTGCAGCGGCAGCGGGGACGAAGAACTTACCAAAGAAGATGCCATGAGCTGGATGTACAACATGAAGAACGAGGACGGCAGCTATGGTGCACACTGGGATTTGGAACAGACGCGGCCCTATATGGAGCCGCGCGGTGTGACCTGCGAGCTTTGGAAGTGGGCCGCTGTGATGAACATGATGTACAGCGACTACTGCAAGGCGGCACGCAAGAACAGCGTGGACAGGCCGGAGTTTTACGCAGACCTTGCGGCGGCGTTTTTGGATGACAAGGACGCGCCGGAGGATAAGGCCGGGCGGTATTACCACAATATTGCGGCAGTGCAGGAATAAAAAATCAGCCCGCAGCTGACGAGGCTTCCTCGACAGCTGCGGGCTTTGCTGTGTCATGGGAGAATATCAAGTTCCCAGCCGGAGGGAAGTTCCAGAAGAAACAGGCCGGTGCGTTCCTGCGCGCGTACCCAGAAATCGGAACGGTTCAGTTCTTTTGCTGTATCGCGGCGTGATTTGCCCTCAAAGTAAATGGCGATCAGGACAGATTGCTGGTCGGAGTTGAGGGGTTTCATAGCTTCGTGCCGCTTGGAATAGGCTGTGTTCATCTCGGCGCGGGCACGACAGTACCGGGCATAGGCTTTATCGTACCGTTCTGCCAGGCGGGCTACCGGGTCAGAGCGGGTGTTGCCTTTTGGCATACCATCGGCAGGGTGGGCCGACATGGCGGCGTTGGATTCATAGAATTTATCGCGGGCCTTGATGAAGGCTTTCTGATAGGCGGCATATTTTTCCATCCATTTTTGACGCTGGGTGTTGCCGCAGGGGACATTATTTTCCATTGCTGATTCCCTCCAACCAGTAATCTTTTTTGCACTGTTCACAGGGCTTACCATCCCTTACACATTTGGTTTTATATGATTTATCAATCTTTTTAGGGCATATATTTATAATGCCGTTTTTCATTGGTGCATCTGAAAAATACCTTTCCAAAACATCTTGCCTTGTACGCGGCCACTTTTCCGCCCACTCAATCAGCTTTTGCGTTCGCTCTATAACTTTTATCGTGTCATAGTTGCATAAAGCACAGCCCAGACTTTTACCATCACTGTTTAGTGGACATGCTTCGCAAATACCATTGTACATATTGCAAAGCTGAGCTCGATACATTTCGTATTGAAAAGCGTCCATAAGGTTTCTCCTTTTTCCGTTGCAAAACAAATAGAATAGTGTATGTCATTTTGTGAGTCTCCTAAAGATGCGATAAAGCGCAATGCCGATGCGGGTTACGATTAGCAGCGGCCAGAAAATAAGGACAATAACGTTGTCTGCGCCGTCTACGGTGTCCATTCGGTCTGTGTGGTTGATGTACAGGACGGCGAGCAGGCCGCACAGGTCGTAAACACAGACGGCGGCGATAACAAGGATAATGGTCATGGGGTCACCTCCGGGGGTTCGGGGAGCGGCATCCAGTGGGTGACATAAACAAAGTCTGGTAAATATTCCTCGCTGAACCATACGTCCAAATCATCGTCTCTCCATGCCATATAAATGTTGTGACAAACAGAATCGTAGATAAGTACGCATTCGTGTTTGGCTGGCAGTCTGTCTTTAACGCTTATCCAATGTGCCGTAGGCCGCAGAGATTCAGGGTCGATGGTAGGTGCTTTCTTGGCTTCGTCCACGATGAACTTCATCCCAGCATCGTAACCACGCGCATAGGCCGCTTTCTGTTCAGCAAGGCAATTCTTGCCGCCAGACCATATGAAATGTGCACCGTCATATTGTAAGATTTCTTTAATGTCGATCAACCGCGCCGGTTCTTTCGGCTGGCTTGCGCCCGGAATCGGGCAGCCTGTTGTTGTGCTCATTCTGATACCTCCTCGTTCCAGTAGTCGTCACGGCACCTATCACAACGGCAAGTGATACTCAAATAACCGTACTTGGCGCATCGTAATGGCTTCAAGGTTTTGTCTAATGAGCAAGGCAACAAACGAGTGATGGCGCTTAAATACGCATCCGGGAACTTCTTCAAGAACTCGCTCTGGCGAGTCTTGACTGGGTGGTCTTTTGCCCATTCCTCGACTATCTGCACAGCCTTTTCCACGTATTCGATTGTATCCGTGATACAGCAGCAATTTTCTTTGTCTTGCAATGGGCATTCAGAACAACTGTCTTTGCTTCTGCACAATCTGAATTGGGTTTTTACATATTTAACTGCGTCCATAGTCTCACTCCTTATCCAGTCCGCGGGCTACATACTGCCCATAGGTCATGCCAAGGGCGGCAGCTTCGCGGGTGCATTGCTCAATGGGTTTTATGGTTTTCTTCAGGCAGGGATGCGTGGCGGGTTTCTTGCTTTTTTTCAAAACGCCGGCATCCCTGCGGCGCTGGTAAGATGCCTGCGCGCTTTTGATATTGCGCTTGCGGATGCAGGAATCGCAATAGCGCTTTGTGGGCTGTACGTCCCACATGATTTTCCCGCAGGTCTTGCAGAATTTTGTTGTGGTCATAGCGGCTCCTTTGTTTTGGGTGCTTCAATGCCGATGCCCTGTAGTGTTACCTGCGCCCAGAGGTCGGCAAGCTGGTCATTGCGGTACTCGTTGTATTTATCAGCAACGGGGCCGACCATTGCATCCTGAATCCGTTTCAGGGTGCGGGGAGAAAGACCGACCTGATAGCACGCCAGCAGGCACAGATAGGTAGCGCGGGTAGCAATATCGTTTCGCTCCTGCATGACAGCTTCCTGCGCACGGCTCTGGATGCCCTGAATTTTAGCTTCTGCATAGGCGTCTATGGCTTTTTGCATGGCCGGGGTGGGATGAAGTCTGGCTTTCATAGGTTCACTTCCAATTCTTCAATAAAAATTTCGGTGCGGGGGTTTTCTTTGTTGGGCCTCTTTTCTTTTAATGCAGCTTTAATCAGTTCGCTATGGCTTCGGCTCATGTCAACCGGATCTAAAATTTTTTCTGGCCGGATTCCTGCATAATATCGCTGTGCTATAGTTGCATAATTTATCCCGGAGATTTCAGCCCATTCTTTCATGCAATGCGACACGCCGTTAATCACTATATTTACATTTGTTCTTTTGTTCCGTTGCTGTTCTTTCGGGGTTTTGAACTCACAGTTTTCAGGAGAATAGCCCTTATTGTTATCAACTCGGTCAATCCACATACCGGGTTTGTAACCATTTTCAAGCGCCCATGTCTTAAATGCGTGATAGTCGTGCTCCCACTCTTTGCAAACGGTAATCCCTCTTTTGCCATAATTGTGATACGCATTATCTGTTTCGCAGTTGCAACGGCTTTTTATGCTTGCCCAAACAGAATGCAATTTTTCTTTGTAAACAGCTCCGCCAAATTTTGTTATGACATCATGGTTGTAACATCCGCATGAAGTGGAGCAGCCTTTTCGTAAAGAATTACCGCTCACCGCTTTCTCTCTACCGCAATCACATTTACAGTTCCACATGATATTTCCGTTGCAGTCTCTTAAATCGCTTTCTGAAACCACCGTCCAACGGCCAAACCGTTTTCCAGTCAAGTCAATCCTTTTCCCCATGTATCGTAATCCTCCGTAAAATCTTCTATGTAGATTTCTGTTCTCGGGTTTTCTTTGTCGTAGTACACCCTTGTTCCATCTGTGGCCGCAACAATATTTCGGTTGTCATCTGCAAGTATTTTGGCATCTACTAAAACATCCATAATGGCGCTTTCTAAATTCGTTTTGTCCACTTTCCTACGGGTAGGCATGTAAAACAGCAGCCTGATGTTATAACGACCTGACAGCGGGGTTTTCGGCTTTGGGGTGAGATACCACATAGCGGCCTGTTCGTACTTTTTGTACTGCCTGCTTGGGGCGATGAACGGCTTGCCTGTGCGATGATTGTTAAGTATCTGCTGGGAGTTCTTTTTGGTGATAGGGGGCAGGGAGATAATGTATTTTTGGATCATGTAAAGTCCTCCATGCTCATCTGTCCCGGCAGTACATCTTCTTCCATCCACCAGCGAAATACATCTTGCCCTGTACCGCCCATCATCCAGTTTCCGTTCAGCTTTCCGCGCACTCTGCGCTCATCAAGCATCCTGTCAAAGGATTGGATGTATAGTTTCTCGTAAGCAGGCCAGCGTCGAAACTCCGCATATCGTTTACTTTTCTTTGCAAGCGGACATCCGATACACCCCACACGATCCAGCCCACATTTATACAACGGATTGACAGGCACCTTTGCATCCTGCAAAAAGCTCCATACTTGATTGTCCGTCCAGTCCACAATGGGGTTTACTACGCGTTTTGCGGCCACCTTACACCCTTCAAAAATTTCTCCCGGCTCCTGTTTTTCGCCTTTCAGAACGATTTTGTTCGCTTTGTTCCGGGTGTACGCTTCAAAAACGCCGCTGTCGCGCTTTCTTCGGCTACTTTCCGCCCACCGCACGCCAGTCGTGATGAACCTACCGTTTCCGCCCTGCTCTTTCAGCACAGCGCAGCAATACCGCATGATTCGTGTCGGCGGCATCAGCTTTTGCGGGATCAAACTCCACATGCTTGTGCGCTTGCCTTTGTAGGTGGGGTAATTGACGGTGCATTTTATACCCAAATTTTCGAGCCGCGCGAACTCCTGCCGTACAAAGCGCACCGTTTCCGGGGCGTCAGCCGTAGTGTGGTTATGCTGCACTTCAAACGGGATGCCCCCCCTCAGTGCAAGCTCTACGCACACGCTGCTGTCCTTACCGCCGCTGGTTGTAACGACCAGCGGCGTGCCGTAATACTTCAGCGCCATGTCGCTTGCAGCCTTCAGCCTCCCGATGGCGATCTTCTCCGGGTCGCCGCTTGTCGGCAGTGTCACGAGGCCCCAATCTTCTTTGCTCACGATGCTATCTCCTTTACTTTCGCGTAATACTTCTCGCTGTACCATATGTCCGGCAGGTTTGGATTTTGGGTGTAACCTGCGGTGCGCAGGGCGGCTTCGGCGTTCCAATGCGTGGAATACAGGCGCTTGGAGTGGGTGATGTCACCGGTAGAGCGTGAGTAGGTGATGATTTCATACTTTGCCATTCAGCGTCAGCGCCTCTTTCTGGTTGATTTCTCCGCGCTGCATTTTCTGAAAAAGCGGCGTGTCAAAGTGCAGGCATTCATGGCAGGTGCGGGAGAACAGGACGTCAAAGGATTCGATTTTGTGCGGGAGAAATTCCTCTGCCGCCGTGCGCAGTTCGGCAACGGTAGGCGGGAATTTCAGCGTGGCGGCAAGGCTGGCCGCACCGCTTCTGGCTGCCTGCAAGGGTATGTCTTTCAGTGCAACGGCCCATGCTTTTGTCATTTCGTCTGGGTCTTTGCCGCGCATGAGATTTGCCCAGTAGTTGGTACAGGACAGAAGAAAAACAGCGGTTTCCGGTTCAGTCATCGGCGGTCACTCCTTTTGCAAGCTGCTTTAATCGCTCCATCGCGGCTGTGGTATCAGTCTGACGGGCGGCGGTGCGCGAGGATTTTGCGCTTTCCTTCTCGGCAAGGTAGGCTTCAACGGTGCAGATTCCCTGCTGCTCACAGCGGTCAAGTATCTTGGAGATATAGCTCCACCGGCGTGCATTGTTGGCGGCGGCTTCGTCGATGGCCTGACAGATAAGCGATGCCGGAAATTTCAGCAGTGCGGTACTTATCGCGTCAGCAACCGCGCGTGGAACAGAGCCACAGTTCTGCTCATAGCGCTGGATGCAGTCTGCAAAATCTGCGTTATATTGCTCGCCTTGCGCGCACGCAGCAGCAGTAGTAGGAATATCTTTATCCTTGTTCTTGTCTTTATCTTTAGGGGGATTGGAGCGGGTTGTGGTGGGTTGTGCGGGGTTGCTTGGGGTTGATTGGGATTGCCGTTCTTTTAGCGTCTGCGATTTTTTCTCGTTTTTCTGCGTATCGCGGTCTATCTGGTCTAAAAGCATAGGAAGGATGAACCGTTCGTTGCCACTGGAGTGTCCGTCAATCGCCAAACCGTTGCTGTATTCCAGCAAGGCAGTCCATATCCGGCCTCTCTCAGCATCTCCGAAGGGTTCAAGTGCTTTTAGCCAGCTGTTGTAGCAGAAAAAGCCTTTCCTTTCCATCCGCTACACCTCCATGTAATACTCTGCGACACGGCAAAGCCGACCATAGCGGTTGCGGCGGGTGACCATGCGGGATGCTACCGGGTAGCCTTTCCGTTTGAGGTCGGTGATGCGGGAGGCAAGGCGGGAACAGCCGTAGCCCTCGAGCGCATCCAGCGCGGTAAGGGAATCGCCGTTTTCAAGCGCGGCGAGAATCTGGTCAAGCTGGCTCGGATGCTTTCTTTCGTTCTTTCTTTCATTCATGGCGCGCACCTCACTAGAACGGCAAATCGCCGTCATCCTCAATAAGGGCATAGTCTGCATCTGGTTCACCCTGCGTACGCTGTGAGAGGGCTGCGGGGCGCTGTGCGGCGTTCTGCGGGGCATGGCTGGTACTTTCCTTACTGCCGCAGAAACTCACGTTCTGGGCCACGATTTCAACGGCGGTGCGGTTGTTGCCGTTCTTGTCCTGATACTGGCGGGTCTGCAAGCGGCCATCAATGGCAATGAGGGCACCTTTGGGGAAGTATTTGCAGACAAATTCTGCGGTCTTGCCCCATGCGGTGACATACAGCCAGTTTGTCTGGCTCTGGCCGCTGGCATCCTTATAGCCGGAATCGTTTGCGATGCGGAAAGAGCAGACGGACTTTCCGCTGTTCGTGGTTTTGAGTTCCGGCGATGCAGCGAGTCTTCCGATAATAGCAACAACATTAAGCATAACTTTCTACCTTCTTTTTGTGATAATATGTGGTTTTATCGATGCCGGCCATTTTGCAGGCCTCAGTTACGGTAACTCCAGATTTTATAAGATTGTCAATCTCTGATAAATCAACGCTTTTGTAACGCGGGTGATTTAAACTTGTTTTCAAACGCTCTTTAGCAGCCTTTGAAATCTTACTTTTTCTTTCGTCAGAGAATTTTTTACCGGAGTTGTGAAGAATTGTGTGCGCAGACGTAGACAGCATACACAAATTCTCGATTCGGTTATCGTCCTTTTTGCCATTAATGTGATGAATGCAATAGCCTTTTGGAATTTCAACCCCGGTTTCCTTTTCAAAGATATAAATGTGTTCGAGTACCATCCCATTTTTGTCAGCGCGGTGAAAATCCGGGGCATAAATAATCTTGTAACCTTTTGCTGTATATCTCGGGGCGTGGTTAAAATCCCTTTTACGTTGACCAGCAGAACGATTGGCGCTAATGGAATGTGCAGAACGTTTTAACCCTATTTTTCTGGCTTTTTTGCAAATACCAAGGAGAGTGCGGTTCGGGAACATCTTGACAAGTTCTTCATTTGTGTACGAGCTATAATACTTCTTTAAGTTTGTAAGCTCAGCCTCTTCCCAAGATGGGTCTTTCATAG